CCCGCTCTCGCCTCCAAATAATCCCACAATCTACCGGCTAACCGGCCATTCTCTTAATTACAGATCAAGATAGATGTACAGTTCTTTAATCTTCTCTTCTCTTTTACTCTGCAGGGGGGATATAAGTGGGGAGAGTATGAGAGGGGGGACAAAGGGGGGATTGCAAGCTGGGTAAATGTTTACCCAATTCATAAGGCGGGGATGATTACAGCGGCTACGATCGCCAGCGTACAATCCTCAATCGCCTACAGGATGAACATCCTGGGCCAGGCGCTACTACCTGCCCAAAGTGCTATCATCCTGCATAATCAAGGTGCATAATCAGGTCGATCTTCGCAAGTGCATGCAAGCGCATAGCTTGCGGGGATATCGTAGTTGACACAATACTCATTATGCGACACGGGGAGGGGGCGCCTACTTTTCAAAGGGGAGGGGGAGGGGGACACCCCATATGGGACGCTTGCCCCTGGGGTAGCAGTGCGTAGCACTGTCATCCGCGACCATACGCGTGATAAATTTGGCAAAGTTGGCATTTATATAATAAATTATCTTGACAAGGAAGAAAAGGGGAGGTAACATAATTATAGGAGAAAAGGCACATGGCGGAAGCAGATTTTTTTATTATGAAGAAGGGGAATGAGTTAAGGTCGTGTCCATTTTGCGGGAACAAGAGGCCGGAGATGGTTGGTCCGGATTACATGACAGGTGCTTATGGATTTTGTGCAAGGTGTGGGACGTCCGGTCCTTGGAATCATGGCCAGGGGGTAAAGAGGGCGACGCGATTATGGAACACAAGGGAGGGGGGATGAACAATTTACGAAGGATAAGGCGGTTGAAGGACGTAACGCAGTGGGAGTTGGCGGGGAAGACGGGGATATTGCAGGGGAGGGTTTCGTTATTGGAGCAAGGGAGGTGGGAGCCCGGGGAGGAGGTAAAGGGGAGGATAGCGGGGGCATTAGGGTGCACGGTGGAGGAGGTATTTCCGAAGGAGGGGTCATGAAGATAACGAAAGAAGAGCGGGATGGGTGGGCGAAGCGGGCGAGGGTAGGGATGACAAGGTCGGTTGCGATACGGAGGTATTGTTTGGAGTGTGCCGGTGGGAATACGGTGGAGAGGTTGATATGTCATCTTGAGGATTGCCCGTTATGGAATTTTAGGACGGGGCGGTCGATAAAGTTTAATGAAGAACGGTTAAAGGATTATCTGGAAAAGAACCCGGCGACGGCGAAAGAACGAAAATGGGTGATGGATGGGCTGTAGAAGGGCTGTTTTTGCCGGATTTTGATATAGGGTTCTCGTTAGTTTCGAGGAAAGTCACCCGGGTTGGTACAAAGGGGCGGGCAAGGAACATTTTCCCCAAGGAGGATTAATCATGGAAATTAAAGAGAAGAAGTCGATGGAAGCGAAGAGGGACCTGATGTCGTTATTGAGGGCGGCATGGGGGATTTTGGAGGGGGTTGACGACCACGAGGACAGTCCGGTGGCGGTCATTGAGCATTGGAGGGTGGACGAGCTCAAGGAAGAACTGGCAAAGTGGGAGGGTTGGTATTCACCGTTGGATAAGGAGAAGGCTGATGGGAAAGAAGGGTGAGCGGCAGGAGGCGGGTTGTGAGGACGGGTATAAGGACTTGATGGCGGCGGTGGTCACGCAGCAGGTTGAGGACGCCAAGGACGTGAGGAGTCCATTGAGGTGTATGGGAGCGCGACACTACGTGTTCAGCAACGATTCGGAGAGTGAGAATTACATCTTCGGGTTTAAGTCCGTACTGAATTATTTGGGGATTGATCCGGAACGTGCGCGGACTGCAATCCGGAAGAAACTCTTGCCGATTCCGAAACAGATAACTTGACTTTCTGAAAATCGGGTATATCTTTGGGGGTATGGGAATAAGAATACGGTCTGTATTTTTACGTCTTGGTTTGTATCGCAAGTGTCCCTCATTGATGGTCTGTCCGTACTGTCATAAATTTTTCGGGGTGTATTCCGAGTTGAGGAAACCAACGGTTAACATTGAAGGGACGACCACGGAAAGCGCTACTTCAGCGGACTGGACGAGGAACGGGCGATTTTATGTCGGCTAGGAGAAAATATGGAAACGACAATCAGTTTGATTAAAATTCAGGAGATTCTCCTGAAGATCGGGGAGAATGAAATTAAACTCACTCTTCAGGAGGTCAGGGAACTCCAAGCACTTCTGAACAAAACGTTCGACGCGCTCGGCAACGAGAAGGTCGTCTTTACTGTATTATATACCCCTGTTCCAAACTATTACCCGAGCTATTATTATCCGAGCTACGCGTATTGGCCGAACCCATGCACGCTTGACTCGGCGACCGGGAACAGGACGGAGAAACCATGAGTCCTTATCGTAGAGTAGGCAAGTGTGTTCATCATGAGAATCCCGATGGGTCTGTCGGGGCGAAAAAGGGATGTTCCACGTCGGTAGAGGGCGCGAAGGCATATCTGAGGGCGCTTTACTCGCATACGACAGACATCCCCAAGAAGAAAAAGAAATAGGGTGCCTGAAGACGACGTTATCGTAGCCGAGTTGGTCGAAAAGACCGACGAAGAGCCCGTCAATAAGAAAAAATACAAGAATCTTTCCCGCCTTGAACGCAAGTCCATTTCGGCACTTGAATATCGGACGATCAACAACTACGTCGAGGGCATAAAAGGGGGCGAAAAGACATCTCTTCGTCAGGCCGCCATCAAGGCCGGGTACAAAAAGAGTTATGCCGGTCAGGCCGGGAGGAGAATTCAGGAATTACTCACCCAGAATCAGTCTGTCCGGATCATGATGGAGAAAAAAGGCATCGGGTTGGAGACCATCGTTAATGATTTGCAGGAAATTCGAGGGGCAACGTGCCCGCCGACCAAGTATGACCCGAATGGGGAGCACCCGGACAATATGGTTCGGCAAAGAAATGTCGAGTTTCGCGCTCAGATCATGGATGCCCTTCCTCCAAAAAGAATCGAAGTCGAAAGCCGGTCAATAAATATCAATATTACAAGCGAAGACATCAAAAGAGTATTAGAAATAAAAAAAGACGCAATATTCAAGTGACCATGACCAAGGAACAAAGGATTGCCTACCAGAAGGCTTATCGTGTTGCCCACCGGGAAGAACTTAAAGCCGCTGATAGGATTTATCGGACCGGGCGTAAGGAAAAGGATGCGGTTTATAAAAAAACTTGGCGAATGGCGAATAAGGAAAAGATTTCGGCTCATATGAAAATCTATCATGCTTTACATAAAGAAGAACGACAGGCCTATAGGAATGCGCACAAGAAAGAGATTGCGGCTTATCGTGACGAAAACGGGGAAGCTATCCGCGCATATGCTAAGGCCTATCATATTAAACACAAAGAAAGAATTCACGCTAACGCCAAGGTTTATCGAGCCTCTCATCAAAAAGAAATTATCATTCGTTCTAGACAATATAAATACGGCCTATCCCAAGAATCGTTTGATTTCTTAATTGAGAAACAAAAACAAAAATGTGCGATCTGTGGAAAAGAGGGATGGAATGGTCATGGGCCACACGTTGATCATGATCATGTCACGGGCAATGTGCGCGGAATACTTTGTAATAACTGCAACTCGGCCCTGGGCATGGTCGGGGAAGATGCCAAGGTCGCACGTAAAATGGCTGATTACCTTGATTCGGATGGCGTTCAATGACTCAAATAATTACTCAAAACGACTTAAAGGATCCTCTTTGGTGGAGATCAGAATGTAAAGATTTATTCTTTACTTGCAGAGCCGTTTTAAGTACGGCTTGGCCTGACAAAATGAAGGACTTCGGCTCTCTTCAGCTTCAGATGTGCAATTTTCTTGAGCCTTCGCACAACCCGTCTAAGAAAAAGCTCCTCTCGGTTTATCGTGAGTCTTTAAAGACGACGGTTCTCCTTGGATTTGTCACCTGGCTCTTTGCCTGGTATCACGTCAAGAAAGAACCGACGATCATCAACTACAACACGGCAACCGTGACGAACGCCACGAGTTTCATGGATGATTTTCGTCACACTCTTCTCAATTGTCCCCTGCTCCAAGCTGCGTTTGATCTTCCGTCAAGGAAAGAGGATTATGATTCCTGGACGAAATCCCTCGTCAAGCTGGGGCACGTCCGGTTCACGGTTTCTTCGTTCGATGAGCAGCAGGCATCGCGTCATGCGCGTATCATCATCAACGACGACCTGGTAAATGAGATGAATTATTTCACGGAACATTCCCGTGAAGATACAAAACGCAAGTGGCGTTACCAGAAGTCGGTTTCTTCGCAAATCAAGGCCACCGACCTTTCCATGGAAATAGACGTCGGGACACCGTACCACTACGATGACTTGATGTGGCACTTGATGAAGAAAAACAAGACCTATGACAAATTCATCGTGGCCTGCGTCAAGGGTTGGCCGGACGTCACCGTGTCGGATGTTATCGGCAGAACGAAGCCGCTTTCCAATCCTGAAATCATGACTTATGAAAAGCTCATTGAGAAATACGAAGAGCAACAAAACAGTATTTTTTCGAGTCAGTACTGTTTGCGGCCGTTAGCCGAAGCGGACGCACTTTGTCAGGAACGATGGATTCATTACTGGAATAATCTTCCCCCGACGGCATGGAGAACGATGGTCATAGACCCAGGCGGATCCGTGCCGGGGGTTTCCGACCCAACGGGAATCACGATCTGCGATTGTGATCCCCAGGGAAACCTTTACGTTGCCTATGCCGAAGAGATTTGGCTTACAACCAAGCAAATTGTCAAGACGGTCAAGGACCTGATGGACCAATACAAGCCGGACGACACGCGGGTTGAAAAAGAAAAATACGCGATAACGATAGCTGATATTTTTGAAGATGATTTCAGGAGATACAATATTTCATTCGTTGAACATAAGCATCGAGACAAGGATTCCCGAATTTGGAGGCTTAGACAATGGTTCGAGAAAGGCCGGATATTCATTCATGATACCCAGAAAACGCTCTTCGATCAACTTGTCCAGTATCCTCAGACGACACGCGATGATATACTCGATTCACTTTCTTACCACCTGGATATCCTTCGTGTCCCGAAGGAGACCGCAGCGCCGAGGTTCGAGCCGAAGATAGAGGTCGGATTTGCTCAGGAATTTGATGACTACATGCAAGGCATACAAAATAAACGACAGGGAGGGCTGGACTATGACGCTTCTTACTAACATGAAATTGTTTTTTGTTCGACGTGTTTATTGGAAAAACACAAAACGAAACATCTTCCTGAAGGCTGAGGCGTTCTTCGATAATCAGGGAAAGATATCCGAACAAACAAAAAAAGCTGTAGATGAATTGGCGAAATGCGCCTCCCTTCTTGCGACCTATCTCATGGAGGCTACGAGGGAATCCGAAGCCTCGAGGAAAGTCATTGAAGCGAAAGCGAAGCAGGAAGAGGACACTAAGCCGTCCAAGTATGACGAGAAATACTGAGGTATAGGGAATCTGCCATGGCCGAAGATAAAAAGACCAACTACCTTCCGGATGAAGAGAAGGAAAAGTTTCTTGAATTTCTTAATGACCAGGTTACAAAACATCCTGTCGTTAAGAACCATCATCCACACTGGAAAGAACTGATAGAGTGGGCCGATAACGGCAATCAGTATTGTGAATTTGAGGGTGGGACGATGATTGATGTTCGTCCGCTTCTCAGGAAAAGAAAACGCCACATCGTCATTAATCTGATGAAGCCGCTTATTGAGGCCATCGACGGAAAACTCAATATGATGCAATCGCTCATCGGAACTCCAAATTCTTCCGAGATGGGAGATATCGAAGGAGCGCAGGTCGCCACCAAGGTTCTTTCTCACAACGATTATATTAATTCCGTGGATAATCTTTTTGAGGATTTTAAGTATGACCTTACCAGAACCGGATTGGCTTGGTTCAAGTGGATATGGGATACCGGCGGATCGGGACTCATAAAACATGAAACAAAGGACGGAAAGATTGAGTCCGTCGAACAGGAGGGAGAGGTTATCGGGTATGTTCCGTCGGTATTCAATATCCGCCAAGACCCGACCGCCAAGGATCGGGAGCACATGCGTTGGCTTATCGAAATCGATGAGGTTACGAAGGATGATATTTTAAAGAATTTCCCGAAGGTGACGAAAGAAGATCTCGACAAGTCCGGCCAAAGTTTTTCATCGGGATCGAAACGCGAAGGAATGAACGAAAGCGAGAAAGACAAAAGTCCCGACGAAACGACTTATCTTGTTAAGTATTACTGGGAGAAAAAAACCGATAAATATCCTAGTGGTCGATATATCATAGCCATCGGGAATATCGTTCTCTACAAGGGGCCGAATCCCGCACTCGGAGAAATTCCTTACTTCTGTGCATATTTCAAGCGACTGGGAAACTCTTTTTATGGGACAGGACCGCTTCATCATGTTCAGGAAATTCAGCGGGCCTATAACCGCACGAAATCGATGACCATGGAACATATCGAGGGATGGAGGGCCAAGATGGCCGTTCCTCCCGGCGCTCTTCCGAAAGAAGGTTCTTTTACGTCCGACTCTTTTGAGTTTGTCGAGGTTGATACGAATCGTGGGCCTGTTCAGCCGTTGACCATGCCGGAACTCTCTCCGCAAGTCAATGCTTTTTCAGACTTCTTGGCCGGAGCGTTTAATACTGTTTCGAATGTTCACGAAGTCAGCTACTCGCAACTTCCGCAGTATTCGTCACGCGCTCCCGCGTCTCTTTACTCCATGATGCTTGAACAGGAAAATCTGAAAATTGATCCGCTCGTCAAGCGTCTAAATAAAATGCTTATCGTCATGGGGAAGTTTCGACTTCGACTTATCGACAAGTATTATACCCAACCGAGACTTATCAAGGTCGTGGGAAAGGGCAGGGAAGCATCCATCAAGTATTTCAAGGGGTCCGACCTTAACGGCAATTATGACGTGAAACTATCCATCGGCATTTCGCTTCACCAGAGCGCAGTCGTCCAACAACGACTTCTTCTCGAACTTAAAGACACCGGGGTTATTCAGGACAATAACAAGATTCTTAAACTCCTCAATCTTGGATCTGTCGAGGAAGAACTTCGTGGAGACATTGCCGATGAAACGAGGGCCATCGGAGAAAACCAGGCTTTCGCCGACGACACCTATTCAAAGCCGAAGGAGAAGGGTGGGGTGTTTGTTTATAAACACGACAACCATGAGGTTCACATGGACTATCATACGAACTTCATTAAAACCGACGAGGCGCAATCATGGCCGGTGGAAAGATGGGCTGCGCTTGACGCCCACATCGAGGAACATTACGTTTATATCCAAATGTTGATGCAAACCATGGCGGGGGCTCCCGGAGCCGCACCCCTTCCCAGCGGAGGGTCCGCCCCATCGGCGGAAACTATGGCTGAGGGTGCCCCAACCACTCCCGAAGTCGCCGCAGAGCGATCAATGATAACCGTCTAAAAGGAGACACGTTATGGAAAAAGCGGAAGACCAACCTCAATCTACGGGGGAGTCTAAGGTATCGGAGTTGGATAAGGTCTGGGGAAGCGATTTCTTTCAACACGGACTTGAAACGTTCGACAAAGCCACGGAGAAGGCCGCAAAACAATCCGACGAACCGTGCCAGGCCCCGGATTGCGTGAAGGCAAGGGAAGCGGAGGCTGCCGCAGAGGCGGCAAAGGCCAAGCCCCCTTACAAGATTCTGAAGGTTCAGGGAAGGGATATCCCCGTTGGTTCCGAAGAGGAACTCATCGCCTTGGCCCAGAAGGGGGTGGACTATACCCAGAAGACGCAGACGGTTGCCGAAGACAGGAAGAAAGTCGAGGGAGAGAGGACTGAATTCTCTCAGACGATGGACAAGTTTAATGAACTCATGGAGCGGTTGAACAAGGGGAACGTCTCTCAGGCAAAGGAGTCCATCAAGGCCGCCGAACCTCCCCCCGTCGAAAAGACGATTGAGGAAGAGTACGGGATAGATCCTGAACTTGCCGACCCATGGGCTATAAAGATGGCTACGGACCTCCGAGCCATGAGAACGAAGAACGATCAGCTTGAGCAAACGACCCAACTTTTCCTCATGGATAAGATCGTCGGCGTGATGCGGGATTCCATCGGAAACGCCGTAAAAGAGTTCCCGATAAACGATATTATTGACCCATCCACAGGAAAAAGCTTGACACAGGGTCAATTTATAGGCATATTAAAAGCGAAGTTGGAATCCCCGGATAACAAGGGGACGCCCCTTCCGCAGATTGCGCTTGAGGCGGTTAAAGAACTTCACATGAGTCAAAAGATGATGACCGATGCCAACACCGAAAAGGTTAAGGGCGAAGTCATCTCTGAAGATATTAGTCCCGAAGAGTTCAAGGTGAAACATCCCAAACTCTTTGCAAAACTCTCGGACCAGAACGTAGCAGATTATCTCGCTACGAAGGGTCAAGTGCCGCCAACCCTCAAGTCGAAGGGAGCGGAAATAGACACCAAGCCTAAGTCCAGAGTAGGGGTAGGCACGATCAGGGATATGGTCGATGCCGCCTTTGAGGATGAGGACATCCTCGCGTCATTCAATCAATAGTAACAGGAGGCCATAATGGCCACGACAAGCCTCTCCACCACGGGGATGGATAAGCTCTTCTTGGACTATATCCTGCCCGGCTTGGAGAAACAGTATTATCAGAACACGACCGTTTATGGTCGGTTCAAAACTCAGACCGAAACCTGCCTCGGCAAGTACGGGACAATCAAGGTCATGACGGGCGGAGCCCAGTCAATCGGCCCTCGTAGCACTACGACATGGCCGACCGCTCTTTCCGGCGGGTATAACGAGTTCAGGTTCTACATGAAGCGCGGCATGTACGCTTCATTGCTCTTTGACGGGCTGGCGGTCGCTTGCGGCAAGGGATCCGGAGCTGTCAAGGAGTTGGTCAAGAACGAGATCGAGGGGATCACGGATTCCATGTCCAGGCGTCTTAACCGGATGTTCTGGGGCGATGGGTCCGGGCGGCTTGCCCAGGTTGAGACAGGCGCGACGTCTGCCACCCTCACTCTCGACAGTCCCATTTTCGGGAAGGATTCAAACTACTACACAAACCCCGCTCAGTATCTTGATGAAGGCATGGCGTTGGACGTCTATCCCAACACCCCCGGTTCGATTGAGGTCACGGCCATTGTCGCCAGCGGCCTCACCGACGACGGGGACGGGACGGGATCCCTCACCCTCGCCTCTTCGCAGACATTTTCCACGGATGCGTGGCTTTATTCGCCAAACTCGTATGCGACGACCGAAGCCGCCGGAACCGGCGTTCCCATGGGACTCGCGGGAATTATTTCCGCAAGCAATCCCTATGTCGGTTCAACGCCAGCCGGGGCGTTCCAGTATGTCAGCAGAGCCACGGCGGCAAACGCTTGGGCATGCGCCCAGGTGTTCAACATGGGCGGGGGTACTTCTACCACTCAGACGGTTGTCACGACCGAAAAGATGATGGAAGTCGTCCAGAAGGTCGAAAGATACGGAACCATCAACGTCATTATCACCAATCCCGTGATCTGGCGGAAACTCGGTCATATCCTTGTAGCCGATCGCACACTTCCGAATGAGAAAGCGATGTGGGGTGGATTCACCGGCATCACTTTCTACGGCGGGAAGACCAAGGCGATTCCGATCATCTTTGACGAGGACTGCCCGGATAGCAAGATGTTCTTCATCGACGACAGCAAGATTGTCATTTCGTCCCCTGAGAAGGGCGGGATGCAATGGGTTCCCGGAACCGACGGCCACGTTCTTCGGATGCTCGAAAGCGCAGACGAATACGCGGCCCATCTCAAGTGGTACTACAACATGACAACGAATCAGCCAAAGGCACTCGGCCTGTTGCAGTACGTAAAGCACTCGGATAGCTGAGGCAACTGAAACAATGACAAGACTGGGGGCGGAGAGTGACCTTCAAGCTCGCGTCCCCTTTTACCAAGGAGAAGGAAAATGGCTTACATAAAAGGGACAATGCTTTCGCAGAGGGTCAAGACAAAACTCGGCCTTGATTTCTCTCCACGGGGAAATAACTCGGGGGTAGATGACCCAGACTCTACAAAAGCAGATATCATCTTCCACAGTGGGGCTACTCTTGGGAACAACCCCGGAAAGAGTGGAGAATGGGAAAAGGGTATTTTGGTTACCGCAACACTAGATGCGGGAACACTTACTACTGAATACAAGGGAAGATATGCAAGTGCCTTCACGATTTCAGCAAACACGACGGCTACTGGTACTAGCGTAAATGGTCATACTAATGGTGCGGCTCTTCGGGTAGATTTTACGCGCGAGTCGAGCTATCCCCACTCCGGTGGGTCGGAAGACATCGCCGCTCGTATTAATGCGACGAACTATGCCGTCTGCACCGGGATGAGGGCCTTGAACATCACGGCGACCAACCGGACGGCAACCGCTGGAGTAGTTCAAGGGATGTTGGTTACAGCTCATCAAAGGGATAGCGGTGGATTTACGACTGGGATTTATGGGGCTAGGATTGTTTCAAAGAACCAATCCCCAAGTGTCGCCACGGGCTATCAGCACGCTCTGGAGGTGGCCGATGAGTCGGACGGCGTTCAGCCGGCCCTGAACTCAATCGTCTGGATTGAGAAGCAGTCGAACTCCTATACGGCCGCGACAAGGGCGGGAGTCGAGATCGTCAACAACTGTCTCACGGCCCAAGCCAAGGTCATCACCAACGGCATCTACTTCAAGTGCGGGGCGAGTGGTTCTAATATTACAAACGCCTTCGGGTTTGATAGCACTGACGGAACCGATTCCGCTGGTTACAACGCAAGCTTTTCTACTCCCTCTTCCTTTGCCGTCCCTGATGGGTATATTACTGTAGTGATTGGTACAACCACACAGTATATTTACACATATACAGCTATTCCATCAGCCTAAGAAGTTTGGCTATGGGGAGGCTTTGGCCTCCCCTATTTTCTCGTAGGAGGCCGTGAATGGCGGATGAAAAGAATTTGAAACTCGGGTTGAAGGATCGGCTCATGATTTCGGAACTGTTTCCCGAAAGGTCCAACCTTATCAATCAGACATTGGCAGAGGACATCGGGAAGAAGATCCGAATCAGTCAGGAAGAAATGACTGCTGTCAATTTCAGGACAACCCCTTCGGACGTTGAGGGTCATTCTAATTATGTCTGGGATGGGAGCAAGGATTCAGACAAAGATGTTTCATTTTCTCAGGCTGAAATTGACTTCCTTAAAAAGCAGATTGATCGGTTCGATAAAGACGAACAAATCACCCCTGATATGCTTCCGCTGTTCAGGGCAATTCAAGGTCTATGACCAAAAAACCTGAATACCCCTGCGATGTGTCCGGCCCTCCTGCTTTCTTTGTGCGGGAGATAAATGACATCGCCCCGGATTGTTATCTGAAGTTCAATTCAGATCTACGGACATGGCAAGTATGGAAAGACCTGGACGTGTTCTCGGACACGGATGAGAACGGAACCAGGCAACATCAGAAAATGTCAATAGTTAGGGCCGTCTTTGAGGCCCTTGACCAGCGTGCGCTCGACAATCTCCGTTATCGTCGGTGGGTCGGCAACCGCTACATGAAGGATTCGCAGACCTACCTTCGCTGGTTAAAAAAAGAAGAGCGGGAAGCCAAGGCGAAGGAAAAAGAAATTGCCCTCGATATGATAACCGAGGGCCTCATGAAGGGCTACGAATCCTCCAGGCGTACTTATTTTACCTGACGCGTGGAGGGTAGCATGCCTACCCGGTATCGGATCGTAACCGAAACGTGTGTTGAATGTGCCGCCTGCGTTGAGGTTTGTCCGTTTGCGGCCATATCCGAAGGTCCTTACACAATAAATCCTGAACTGTGTAATGGTTGTGGGGAATGTACGGAATCCTGTCCTGTTGAGGCGATAGAACCGTATGAGTGGAGCCCTCCTCCCCCGGTCAATCCCTTAATTGTCCCTATTTTAGGGATATATATATCGTTAACTTTGAAAGAATAGGAGACTACTATGGCTGACGATTATGCAGGAGAACGTTATTGGACCCTATTGCCCGCCGACGCAACAGACGTCATTCGGGCGGTTGGGATCCCCGTCGTTGTGAGAAAAATCGTGCTTTATCCGAACGCTGCGAATGACGTTGCCGTTCTTCAAGAATATGGTCCCGGCGGAACCTTGAGGACGGCGATGAGAATCAAGGCCGGAACGGCAAACGCCGATCTCGTGTCTCTTGACTGGGGTGCCAAGGGAAGACGATTCAATGGATTTGTGCTTGGGTCTCTAAGCACCTCTGCTGTTCTTGACGTCTATGTTGGAGAAAATTGATAGGAGGCTCCCATGACCAAGGCCGAAATCCTTACGGCTACTCGTGCCTTAGTGAACGAAGTCTCCGGGGACGCAGGAGCTCTATTGTCAGATACGGCAAATCTCCTGGAGTACATTAATGATTCCATGGAACATGTCGTTCTCGACCTCCTGGAGTTTATGCCCGAAGAGTTCTTGGCATCGCAAACGGTGAGTCTTATTGCAGGAACAGCAAACTATGATCTTAACCCTCTTGCGGCGACGCCGTTCTATCAAGTGTTCAAGGTTGAGAAGAACGTGACCGGGGATGCCCCGAAGGAAATCCGGATCATCAACCAGCTGGAGAAATCTTACCGGACAGACGTAGGTGAAACAGAGGCGGAGCCGACGGCATGTTATTTCATTGGAGACGTAATCTACTTCGTTCCGACTCCCTCAACCACGACCGCCAACTATGCAAGGGTCTGGCTTGTGATGGCGGAGGCGGCCACGATGGCCACGGATGGGCCTGCATATATCCCTGTTCCGGCGCACCGCCTCATCGTTTATCGGGCGGCTTCACTTGTCGCCACGATGCTTGAGGCCAACTCTACAAGATTCGATAACCTCTACGCCCAGAGACTTGCCGCAGTGCGTAACGTATGGATTAGGCGATTCCGTTCACAACCCAGGTTCGTTATGCCGTCCATCGAGGAACGAGTGGCCAAAAGCGGAAGAACCAGTGAATTGTTTGATAGGTGGTTCCCTGAATGATAAAAATTCCTGGAATTAGGACACTCGATCTCCCCCTGACCGGAGGGATAGACGAGATTTCCCCGGTCAATAAAATCGACCTAAAGAACGCCCTGAAGATGGAGAACTTCAGGATTTCAAAGGATGGGAAGCGGGTCGAGAAACGTTTGGGATTGGCTGAAGAAACCACGGATTTCGGGGAAGATGTTTATGGGTATTCAACCTACTACGACAAGGACGGAGTCTTCAACGAACTTGCCGTACTTGAGAGTCAGGTAAAGCGGAAGGTTACCGGATACTCTTGGGCATCCATCTATTCTTTTTCCGGGGATGAGCTTGCGCCCTTGCTCCAGGCGGCGAAATGGACTTGTACGGACGGCTGGTCTGCGGGGACGACGACTTTGGTAAAGGCCGCCGGAACCGGAACCGGGACGGCAACGCCTACGGATACGCTTACAATAGTACCCGGGATGAAGTACAAGGTTGTTATGACCGTCAGTGCGGCGGCGAATGGCCCAACCTATACGCTGGGCGGGGTAGCCGGGACAACCTTGACGGCGACAACGATTACCGATACCATCACAGCCTCTACCTCTGCGAAGATCATCTTTTCGGGCGGAGCATCGGCTACCTGTACGATTACGGAATTAAGTATCGTTCAAGCGACCGTCGGTCATCCCGTAAAGCCGCTTGAGATTCAAGGGAAACAATTTGTGATTACGGAAGCGGGTAGCCGGATGGTTCATGTCGATAAGGAAGACTACCAGATAGGGATATCGGCTCCAGGAATGATCGGAACATCTCCGGCAGTAACCATCCCAACGACAACGACCACTTATTCGACCGAAACGACCATGGCGCTGAATGATCTATTTGCCTATGCAGACACAGCCGCTCTTGATGTGGTTTGGGCGGATATACACGCCGGGAACGGAGCATCAACCATAGTCTCGTCAGGTCCTTCGGCGCAAGGGCCGGATGCCCATGATCTCTATCTTAAACTTACGGCGTCTTCATATTCATCGACAACGGTTGCCAAGAGGACGCGGACGCTTACGACCATTCCTGGTCCGTCTTATACGCTTGAATTAAACACTTATTTCGGGCGTATCGGAGTAGTCAAGGACAGCCTCGATTTCCGCATCAATGTCTATAACGGAACGTTTCTTCTCCCCCTCTATTACCGATATGGGAACCTGAGTATCTTCGACTCAAAGAACTCCGAGTATTCTTTTGGGACTCACCCCAAGGAAGGGAAGTGGCAAAATTGGAAGTTTATTATTGACGGGACGAACTCCACGGCGATTTCCGTGAAGGGATATTACGACAGCATATTGATGAAGGAGGTAATTTACAATTACCCGATGACGGACACTCCGGGACTTGTCGAGATATATCAAAACAATAAAATTACGGACGCTGCCGTAATGGCGACCTATGTTGATAATATCAAGATTACAGCTAGTTCTCAGGTAACGACCACGACAACTACATATGCCGATGCCCCCTATACTGCCATGTATCGCTACGCCGTGACATATTTCAGGGGGGGCAATTACGGATGTGAAAGCAATCCGTTGAAAGGCGCTGTCGGAACGAAGGCGTTTACCGGTGGGGCCGGGAACGATGACATGACAACGGGCGGCACTTACACGGCGAGTTCCACGAAGACCTTCAGGGTACAGATAGACGGGGAGGGGACGCCGGATACTTACAAGTGGTCCGAAGATGGGGGGGCGACTTGGGTATCGACACTGAACCTGGTCACGGCGACGGTTTATCTTTCCTATGGAATTTCCATGACATTCGCGGCGACGACAGGGCATACGACCGGGGACTACTGGGTGTTCAGTGGTTATGTTTGGTCGGGAACACCCGTTAATCAACAAGTCAATCTTTCCTCAATTCCGGTTTCATCGGATCCGCAAGTGACCGGTCGAAAACTTTATCGGACTACAAAGGGCGGGAGTCGGTTCTACTGGTGCGCCACGATAAACGACAACACGTCCACGACTTATGTAGACAACCTCCCGGACATCGCCCTCGGAGAGGAAATGGAAGAGGATCATGACATTGCCCCGAACGGGAAACTCTCGGCTTGGTGGGACGAAAGGCTATGGATAAGCGGGGACGACATCGTCTATGATTCTCAGATTTCCTACCCTGAACATTTCGATATCAGTTCAAGATACATCACGGTACAAAGAGGCGACATGTCCGATGAGATAACCGGACTTGTCCCTTATAAGGACTCGCTTTATGTTTTCAGGAAACGCTCGATCTTTGTCATTCAGAAGGTCTCGCTGGGGTACGGGATGTTTTTAGTGACCGATGATGTCGGCTGTATAGCTCCGTTCTCTGTGGTCAGTGTGAACAATATGTTGATGTTTCTATCACACCGGGGGTTCGAGCTTTTCAACGGAAGCGACGTTTATGGGGTTGAGCCGTCTCTGTCGATTGACAGAACGATTAAGACCATTGACATGACGAAGACCGATTTTATCTGTGGGGTTCACTACCCGGAGAAACGTGAAGTCTGGTGGTCTGTCCCGGACTTGACAAAAACAATCGTCTATCACTACCTTGCCGATGCGTGGTACTATTTCACGTTCTACAAGACACCCTCTTGTCTTGTGTCCTGCTACAATTCCAGCAAGGCTCTCGTGATAAAGATAGGGACGACGGACGGGTATCTTGATCTATGCGAATCCACCTACCGGGATAACACTACGGCGATTACGGCGACCTACCGGAAGCCTTGGCATGAGTGCGGAGAAATGGCCGACGTCAGAAGGATCGACGTGGAGTATGAGATACCGGCCACGATGGCACTCACGGCGAACATCTATGTCAACTTCGATAAGGATATTCAAAGAACGGATACGATGATAGGCGGAACCATTTCAGCAGGGACGGATATTGAATTGAGGCGACCGCACCTTGACTTCTCAGAGCTTGGACAACGGGCCAAATACGTGAGTGTCGAACTTACAAACGCTGAGAACTTGGGTGGGAACTTGAAAATTAATGAGATAACGCTCTACGTGAGGGATCGAGCGATTAAGGGTGAAGTCCATGGCGATTGATCGCAGACGGAAAACGGACGAGAAGGTCAAGCCTTTTCAGAATGTAGAGTTCCGTAAACCATCTCTTGATGCCGGGACAATTCAAGAAAGACGCAAGTTCGAGGCGAATCTTAGGAGGTATGGACTTGCCGGGGAAATCGTTACTACGCCTATTCCTGCAGCCGCTACCGCTATCCAAGATATCACCAATATCACGGTTACGGGTGATGTTGTAACAGGGCCTCCTCCTAGTCCGCAATACTGGGAAAAGGTAGGGGATGATCTCTGGTACACACAGGGGAACGTCTATAGTACGGGTGGGTCCGGCGATACCGCCATTACCGTTGCTCAGGATGCTCATGGGCTTGCTGAGGGTAACGTGGTTAAGTGTACGGCGGCAAATACCTATGCCAAGGCGACGGCCGACACGGCGGCAAACGCCGAGGTTGCGGGGATAGTCAGCAAGGTGGCGAACCTCAATAAGTTCTCGTTGCTCATGGGTGGATATCTTGAGAGCACGAGTGTTCCGGTTGCCACAGCAGGAACCACGGTGTTTCTGTCCCCGACAACGGCAGGGCTTATGACAGTCACGGCCCCGACCGTTGGTGGCCAAATATCAAAGCCTCTCGGGATCGTGATAGAGAGCGGCGCGAAGATGCTCGTATTCAATATGCGGGGGGTCACGCTCGATACCTTAGATCAATCCGACGTTGATGGACTGGGGACCGGCGACAGCCCTACTTGGGTAGGGGCAACGCTTTCCGGCCTTACCGCATCTGTTCCAGTCGTCACAAACGGAAGCAAGGCATTGGCATCACAAACCTATGCGAATTTCAAAACAAGCCTCGTATTGGCACAGGCCGATATCCCTGAACTTACCACGGCGTCCGGGCCGACGTTCGACCACCTGCATATCACCAACACAATAGAATCGGCAGACATTCAGACACTTGGCCCGTGGGTGGACGTCAGGCGGTATGCCTCTTTCGCCGCCGCCATCACGGCGATCGGTGCAACTGAAACGACCCTGCTTATTCCAACCGCGCAAACAGTTGGAGCGGACGTAACGGTTCCTGAGACCACGACACTCAGATTTCTGAGGGGAGGCAAGATAACCGTTAGTGCCGGATACATTGTCACCATAAATGGTCAGATCGAGGCTGGGAGTTTTCAGATATTCTCTGGGGCAGACACATCCAACCTCTTGACCAATGGAGACTTTGCAACTAACGATCTGACCGGATGGGCAGCGGCGGCAGGGTGGTCTGCGGCAACCGGTAAGGCTGTCCACAACGGAGCGATTGCCGACACGACTGCACTGGACTCTACCTTTGCCGTCGTTGCCGGAAGAACCTATTGCTTAACATTCGGCATTTCGGGACGAACCGCTGGAAGCGTTAAGGTTTCTTGTGGTGGGAGAACGTCAGAAAACAAAACAATCGATGCGACCCAGTATAGTTGGAGATTTAAGGCAATGACCACGGCGACCTTAAAATTTACCCCGACTGCCGACTTTGACGGGGCCATTGATAATGTTGTCCTTATTTCCGGGTCCGTCGTGCTTGGCCCAGTTGCAGGAATAAACGTCCCCGCACAATGGTTCGGGGCAAGCACATCAAATTCTGCCGAAAGTAACGACATCGCCCTTGAGCAGGCATTGATGTCTGGCCGTTCTTTGTTCTTTTCAAAGGGCGGTTATTTATTTAGCACTCCCCTTATTGTGCCGGACCACATAAAAATCGCCGGAGAAAGCGTCCATTCGGAAACCTACCTATATTTTACGGGAACGGGATCGTATGCCTTAAAGATATGCAACGACGTAGAATTAGAAAACTTCCTTGTCTCGCAAAGTACTGACGTGGTAACGGGTCGGGCAGGGATTTATATCGCGGAATCCCACAACAGGCTCCGCGATGTCATGGTGTCCGGGTTTAATGTGGGGATTCGATTTCACGGGGGCGGGGATACGGGCTGTGCCTATAACCATATTTATTCCCCGCGCTTTTACAGTAATTTTTACGACCTGTATTATAGTACCTCTAACGATGGATGGAGTAACGAAAATCAAGTATTTGGGGGCGATGTTCACGGATGCGGAGAGGCTAATTCCTATGCGATATACATTAACCATGACAATGGGTCTGGCGGGCATATCTTAAATGGGAATAGGTTTTTTGGTACATCAATAGAAAGTGGAACTAAGGCGGGCGTATATTGCGACGGGTGGTATAACGAATGGCATGGATGTAGGTTCGAGAATGGCGGTAACGATATTACTTATGGGGCAAACGCAAAGGGAAACCTAGTTGTCGGAACAGATGTTGCCGCAATAGTAGATACCCTCAATAAAAACCTATTCATTCGATACACCGGGGCTGGCTTTACCGGCCTTACGTTATCCGACCTGACGGCCTCTGTTCCGGTTGTAACCGATGCCAATAAAATATTAACATCCCAGACGTATGCCAACTTTAAGACAAGTTTAGCGATAGCTCAGTCCGATGTTTCGGGATTGACGACGGCGTCCGGGCCGACGTTCGACCACTTACATCTCACAGATGCTCTTTACGCAGAATCGGCACGTCTAACACAGCTGGCCACAACTTGCATACTTAATCTATATACCTATTCCGACACGGCAGCTCATTATTGTGCCATTCAAACCTTGAGGTCTCATTCAGATACCGAAGTAAATGTCGAAACGATCAACGGGGAGGCATTGGCAGGCCTTAATTTTTTCGGAGTAAATACCACACCTGCCGTTGCTCTTGGGGCACGCATCCTAATAGTTCAAAACGGCGCAGCAGGAACTTATGTTCCTGCGGATATGCAATTTTTCGTTTACGATGCATCTGCTATTCATACCGCATTGTCATTAACTACATCCGGCGGAGTTCACGTTGGGGGCACGTCCGACGTTGCCGACAACTGCCTGCTGGTGGATGGGACGGGGACGATCACCGGGGCGTTCGGCTGCAACGCCAAGACGGCGCAGACGGCCTACGTAAGTGGTGGGGCCGTTGCACCCGGAGCGGGCGCCTTCGGTGCGAGTAGTGCGCCCAATTTCGCGGCCCTGGCGACGTTGGTGGCTAATATAAGATTGGCCCTCGTGGCTAATGGGATAATGAGTTAACCATGATAACATTACTGAATAATATCAGACTCGCGTTGCTGGCAAATGGAATTGCGGTGAATGCATGATACAAGATGACAAGATCGGGATAGGCTTCGGGCGGCTCGCGCCGATGGACGAGTTCGGCATGTTCGACGGGTGAGAATGATTAATTATTTAGAATTAAGGAAAAATAAATGCCAAGCGCAATAACATTTTCAGCGGGCGGTGGGGCTGGAGCGCCTACGGATGCCAAGTATATCGTTCAGGAAGCGAACACCTCGCTGTCTGCCGAGCAGTCCCTGGGCGCACTTGCCACGGGGATGGTGAAGAACACGACGACGGCAGGTGTCGGGGTGCTGTCCATCGGTACGGCAGGGACAGACTTTGAGGGTGGGCTAGGTAATCCTGCCGGCAATGGGTATGTTCTGCAATCGACGACGGCAGGTGTCAGGTCATGGGTCGCTCCCGCCGCCGCTACGACGGCATGGCCCATAGGATCGGTATTCCTTTCCGTCGTTGCGACTAACCCGGCAACGCTTCTCGGTTTTGGGACGTGGACTCAAATAGCCGGAGGGAAGTTCCTTGTCGGGCAAACCGGCGGGGACGCAGACTTTGATGTGGCGGAAGATACCGGCGGAGCGAAGACCAAAAACCTCAGCCACGTTCACCATATCGATAAATGGACGAATAACGAGGCAACACACACGCACGGGAACGGTACTTTGGTTAATGCGGCGGAGGCGGCGCACACGCACGCGATTGGGACGCTGAGTGTCAACTCTGAGGCGGCGCATCGCCACGAATTTAGTACGGGCTTATCTACGGGTAGTGCTGGAGCGCACGTGCACTCTGTCAACCCGCCGAGCACGACATCAGGCGGTCCTAGTGCATATCAAGATTTGGGTTATACGGCTGGAACAGTAAACGTAGCCACATATAACCATACCCACGATACGAACATCAGCGCTTTCAATTCAGCCTCTGACGGAGCGCACACCCATGCTTTTGCGGGCGACACTAAGGCGATATCGCATACTCACGGCTTGTCGGGGGCTCCGGGTGCAGGGTCTTCCCATAATCATTCCATCAGCGGTGCAACAGCGGCAGGGGCGGCACATGGTCACCGACTCCACGAAGATTCTGAATCGGCAGGAAACGCAAGCCAGGACATACTTCCGCCTTGGTTTACGGTTTACATGTTTAAGAGGACTGCATGAGAAAAATAATTTATGGCTTGCTTTGCCTTCTGGGTGACCCGCGTTTCCTGACATACGACGGGGCGACAGGCAAGTGGAATTTGCAAGAGAAAGCGCTGGACTCGCACCTTGCCAAGATACATGCTGCCGGAGCGATAGGGATTCGGATCCTGCCGTGGGAACCGTGGGAGATGCACCCCTACGGCATCAAATCGCAGTTCCAGCCCTACGCCGCCCTCGGCAGCAAATACGATCTGAGCAAGAAAAACACCTATTACAAACCTATTGTTCGCAGGGCCGTTGAGATAGCCAAGAAAAACGGAATGAAAACATGGTGGTGCATGTTTGACAACTGTCAATTTGGTGGAACCTATAAGAGGTGGTCGCCATGGGTGAACAACGTGCAGGGAATCACGACGGTCTATGAGAAGAAGGCTTGGCCTTATCTCCGTGCATTTTGGGAAGATTGTATCGCGCTGTTTGCCGGTCTCGATGTCCGCTATTGTTGGGCGAACGAAGGGAACAAGCCCGGCATGGTGGACATTGTCCAGAATGTTATTTTCCCGATGATAAAAAAGCTCACCCTCGACCCGAAGAAGATGACCTACGGAGCGACGATGGAACCTGCCGAATACGTCAACGGGGTATACCTGGACACGAATGACGTCCAGAGTAAGTTGAAGGGAATGACCGAGGATGCGTTTGACAAAGCGACGAAGCTCGCCATCTGGCGGGAAGTTCACGGCATCGGCGGGAAAGGCTATCCGGCCAGGCCGAATCAGCTCGACCAGGCTATCGTTTCATGGGCGCGAAAACGTAACAATGGTATCCGCATCTGGCTATCCGATGATGGCGTCTGGGACGGTGACTCGCTTTGCGATACCGAATTCTATCTGGGCAAGTTGCGGCGACGGCCATCGGCAACTCGTTGGGCTGAGATCGTTAAAGCAACGAAGGGCTACGGTAACGACTTCACCTACGAACACTTGCCGAAGGGAACGAACGACGTTTGCCAAGTAGCGACGATCAAGGCCATCCATAAGGCAATCTATGGGAGTTAAACATGGCAAGTTTTGTCATTTCGGACGCAGTCGTTATAGCGGTTACAGGACTTTTGGCAAAGGAGGTCGGTTTGTTATTTCTTAAATTCAAGGGCAGGAAAAAGGAGAACGGGAAGAATAACTTCAGGGGACTCCTTGAGGACATACGCGGTCAGGGGAAGGTTACGTTGGACAAGGTTGCAGGCATAGAAAGAGACCAAGTGGATATCAAGGTTACATTGAAGGGCGTGACAACCGAGATGGTAAATTTCAAAGACAAGTGCATCGAACAAGATGACCGGTTGGATCAGCTCGACCAACGCATTTTCGATCACATCAAGGCAGGAGGTTAATCATGTGGGAAATTATAATGGCTCTTTTGGGAACATTGCTTCCGGCACTCTTTCCGGGAAGCAAGGAAGATCGATCGACGACCTCCACGGGGAATACCACGGGAACCACGTCCACGACGATACCGGCATGGAAACCGAAGGACCCCGGATATGCCATGTTGAGCCCGGCGCTCCTAAGTATCCTCTCGCAGAATTACGGGAGACTTAGCGGAGCAGGATTTCCGGGCGGAGCGGGGATAGGGAACGACTGGATATCGGGGATCGTGGATACCCTGAAGAACGCTCAGGGGGATATTTTTAAGGGTTACAATGATCCGGCGACCCCGGCGGTTCCGGTGGCGCAAACCCCCGTGGAGAAAGCCGAAGAGATCCGAAAAGCGTTAACGCGGAAGATGCTCAGGAAATCGTAACAGGAGGATATCGTGGCATACTACCTTGGAAAGCAAACAACGGCACCGGCGACAACCGCACAGGGTCAGGCGGCTAAGCCCGTCACTCCGGTTTCCGGAGCGATACCGGAATGTATAAAGCATTGCGACTCAGACCTTGCGACGTGTCTGGTCGATGCCTCCACCTTTGAGGAGAAACAGGCTTGCAGGACGGCAGCCGCAAGTTGCAGGACGAACTGCGGGGAGCAAGTAAATGCCGCTACTCCGGCAGTGAATGTTCCTTCTCCGGCTACCACGACTCCGACTACTACGGGAGCTACGCCAACCGACCAGGGAGGGTTAGTCCAACCCCCAGCGGGGCCAACCGTTCCCTTAGGCGTTACCTGCACGGATGCCGATTGCGTAGCAAAACACGGAGCCGGATGGCATTGTGAGAACGGATATTGCGTTCCCTCGCCCCTTAACCCTTGGGATTTAAGCCCTTGCCCTAAGGGTGGAGGGTATATAAGACCCATCAACGGACAATGTCCCGGCGGGTATTCTAGTGTTAAGGCCCCCCAGACAGGAGAATGGTGGTGTTGTCCAGGAAAAATAACCAAGAAATGTCAAGACGATGCTGAATGTATAAAGACACATGGAGCCGGATGGAAGTGTGGATCTGACGGAAAGTGCTATGCCGAAACGTGTACGAAAAACGAGAATTGTAAAGCAGGGGAAGAGTGTATAGATGGGAAATGTAAAAAGACTACCCCTAAATGCGTACCCGGAACAGCCTGTACTACTGCCAATATCCTGAGTACGTGCCCAGGTGGAACATGTAAGGACGGGAAGTGCACGTGTCCGGAGGAACCGCCGGAACTAGATCATACCTGTAAGGAAGGAAAGGCCTGTGTTACGCCGGCGCAATGCGGGACCGGGACGTGCGAGGGCTTAAACGACCCGATTAATCCTAAACTTGGATATCGTTCCGGAATATGTCGGTGCGGGACTACGGGATGCCCCGAAGGGACTGGAGGAACCGCACTTGAAGGATGCCCTTGCGGAACCCTATACAACACATTAACCGGAACATGCGCCACGGGATATAAGTTCGTCAAAAGGAAATATACGGGCGATTCGAAAGATTGGGCGAAAGAAATTCCATATAAAACAGGAGCCGTAGGAACCTGCGAGTGCGAGAAGTGGATTACTCCTGGTGGCGGAGATGGAGACCTCGGCGAGTATCAATACCCTACCGGGATGCAGGAACTTATGACTCTTCTTCTTGGACGCGGTAAGGAACTCATGGGGATGCCCCTCGGGTACAGTCAACAGGCTCAGGATGCACTGTTCGGCAAAGGATTCGAGAACGTTCGAAAGCAAATCAATCCGACGAGGGAAGCGGTCAATAAGACGCTCGCAAGCCAGGGGATGCTCGGGACGGGTGCGGCGGCAGATCAGATGGGTGACTTGGCCTGGAACTCAGAGAACTCCATAACCGACTTGGCGAGAACGCTTTTCGTCGGGAACGAAGAGAAGAAGAAGGCTGATCTTCTAGACTATACGCAAGCAAGTCAGTCGATCCTTGGCGGCGGCATGAGCTACGAACAGTTGCTGGAAAGCATTAATTCGGGCAGGAGGGGAGAAGGGAACGCCGCCCTTCTTATGCTCCTGCAACTTCTATCACAACTAGGAGGATAAAATGAATACCTACGCTTCAAAAATGCTCGATCTTTTGAATCGCACAGGGCAGCCCGAGACCCAGACAACGACCTCGTCCGGCACGTCAAACCAGACGGTTGTTCCACCGAAGCCGGGGATCAACATCGGTAACCTGATGCTGATGTTGATGATGGCGATGGACAAAAACAAGAATAAAGCCCAGGACAACGGAAAGTCCGAGGAGAAGTCCGAGGAAAAGTACCCCGGGTCCGATACAGACAATCCCTGGGGAAGTAATTTCAAGAATCCCGAGAACGAAATGACCCCATCCAGCGTTCCGGCGGGCATGATGGGTTCCGTCATCAACGGGAATTCCCCGAATCTTACGGTGGAGATGCTTATGAAGCTTCTGGGATTCGGAAAAATTCACGGTATCTAGGAGGCTCTCATGGGAATAAAATTTGAATCGGGGGGCGATGACGCCATACAACGTCTCCTCCTAATGAGATATCAGGACATGATGGAAAAGCGGATGGCTGAATTTCGTGCGAATCAGCAGATGGAATATCTGAACAGGTCGAATGAGATTTACGGGCAACGACAGCTTGAGGGAATAAAAGCGACCGGAGAGATGCATAAGGATGTCGCCACCCATAGGGGCAAAATTATTTCTGATGCACTTGTCGAGAAAACAAACGCATGGCTTTTACAGCAACCGGAGGCGGTTCGATTACGGACTCTTATCAGAACTGAAACGGACCCGGTTAAAGTACAGCAATATAAAGACAGGCTCGTCACTCATGCCGAAACGCTTGGTCGCCTTGCGGATAATGTCACGAAGGGGATTGATCCGAGCAAGGAAGACATAACCTCTATGGCCACGATGGTTTCACAGTCTGAATTAACTTCATATCTGAATTCTCTTTCAGTAAGTTATCGTTCAACCAAGACCAGGGGCATTCAAAACAGGACACTCGACCTTAACACCAAAAAGCTTAACCTTGAAGAACGAAAGTTCCGGGACAAACTTACCAATCCTTCCGAGAAAAAGGCCGATCCGTTTAATGCAAGAATCGCCACTGCAGCAAAAGACGCCCTTGCCTCAGTTCAGTCACAATTAGAATATTTAGGGGTGGAAGGTAGCGCTGAGCTTTCTGACGTTGCAACATATCTTTCTTCAATAAGAAGCAAGGCTATACAAGAAGGATGGAAGCCGAAATCTTTAGAAACCCAGGAAGCCCTTGATCTATTAGATTTAATTAACGGAAGTGCGACAAAAGCATTTCCCATAATACAAGCAACGGCATGGCTAAAGAAAGCGGAGGCGGCAAGACCCGTTCGGAGAATGGAGGCGTTGCGTCAGGGTGGTTCTGTAGTCCAGGGGGCCGATCAATACGGATTTACCCTGAATGAAAAAAAAGTTTCTCCAAGGGACGGAAAGTCTTATGTATACGTGGGGAATAACGAATGGATAGCATTAGAATAAAAACAGTCACTCCCCGGAGATACACGACGGAGGAGTTGTTCGGACCTCAGGCATGGTCGGCCAAGAAATTGCCTGAACCCCGGAGATACACGACGGAGGAGTTGTTCACTCCACCTGGCCAGGAGATCCCCTCTGACTTTAACGTGGAGACGCCGGACAAGGAAACCAGGAAGCGGATGGCGGCGGTCGAGGCTTCGGCAAACCCTCCTGCTTTTGGCCTACCGGGTTGGTATAAGAAATGGGCAGATGTTACCGATTTACCCGTCCCCGAAGCCCCTGCGCCTATTCAGGAACAGGAAAAGGTTCAGCTTGTCGCAAGACCGAGAACAAAACTAGGGGAAGGAGAAGAAAAGAAGTTTCAACTTTGGTATAAGAACTGGGCGAAGGTTGCAGGGATTGATCCAAGCCCAGATAACCCACTTCATAAATACGATTATCGCGGTGCCTATAAAGTGGGATTGAATCCTGTCCTGTCTCCCGAAGATGGTCTCTATCATTGGGATAGTCGATTTAAAGATGATGACCATCCTAATAGATTTGTAGGCGGGATCGATACAAAAACTGGACAACCGATTGGAAGAGAACCGCTTGAGATTGGGAAAAGGCCCGGCTTAGGATACATCGGGGGAGCGCTGACATCCGAAGAGCTTGGTTTCCTAGGCCCCATAGTAAAGCCGACAAGCAAGGCAGCGTGGCAACAGGAACAGGGTCAAGCCCTGCCACCTCCGGGAACGCTTCCGCCTCCCTTAGGCCCGGACGAAACGCCTAGGCCAACACTACCGGAAATGACCAAAGGGGTCCTGAAGGGAACGGCAGAGGCGGGCCTTACGACGGCATCTGCGATGGTTGGGTTTCCTGCCGGGCTTGCCGCATCGGTGGGAAAGGTATTTGTCGATGCCTGGGGTCCGGGAGGAAAAGACATTAGTTTCGTAAGTGCCCTAAAGTTGGGCGAGGACGTGATGGGTAAGATTACCTATCAACCCCAAACGGAGGCAGGCCAGGAGATAGTGAGGAACCTGGCTTGGCCGTTTGAACAGTATACCAAGCTCGTCGATTCGACGGCAAAGAGCATTGCACCGGACGACCTGGAAACACAGGCTATGATAAAGATAGCGGCCAATGGAGCCGCGCTGTGGGCCGGAGCGAAGATCGGCAAATTAACAAAGCTGGCCGGAAGGAAAGTTTCTGGAAAAATCTTTAGCAAAACCCTGGCGACGATGTATGACAAATTAGTTGAATCGGGCCTTGACCAGGCACAGGCCAGGTATATTGTTGATTCATATAAAAGAAGCTTTATGCCCGATACCATCTACACGGCATGGAAGCAAAATAAGGCAGCTCGTGAAGCAGTGGTTACCATAAGAGAAGGACACCGGTTGGGGATGGGCACGGACTGGTCGGCATCGGAAACAGGCCCGAGGATACCCACTCCGGAAGAAGGCGTCCCGCTTCCGACAGAGGAAGCGGTGGCTGCGGCCAAGCGTTCCGCAGAACCGCCTCCGCCGGGTCCCAGAGAATTGCCGGTCGGAACAGATTTTTATTCAGGGAATTACGGCAGGACGTCTACCGCGTTGCCGAACGAACCCTTGAACGAACTTACGATGGCAACCCCTCCGGCTGACCAGGGATATATTTACAGCGGAACCAGAAGAAAGATAAACGCAAAGGGTAATATCGTAGAGCAAGGGTTTCCTGTGACAAAACCCGTGGGGTCGCGGCTAATTTTTCGAGGTCTTCCTGATGGATCAATCTCGATGGAGAGTGAGCACAACTTGGTTAGCCGTATGCAGGTTCCAGGCGGAAGGATAGAAACCAGGCTTGGCGAGCCATTCTATTCGCCGGAAGGAGCGCTTTCACCCGAAGAAGTAGAGGCGATAAAAATCAGGAATGCCGAAGAGAAGGACAAGCTTAAAAAAGATAAGATAGTCGATATGGAACGCCGCAGTAAAGAGGCAAAGAAGAGGGCAGAACTCTATCCGTTCATGCCGGCAGATTCACCCGATATATATTTCGACATAATGGCGGCTACGCACGGGAAAGGAATCGCACCTGATTATACCGCTAAAACTGAAAAAGACTTTGTGCCTGTAGAGCCTCGCCGAAGTTATGGAAAAAACTACAGGAAAGCAGTTGGAGACGAGCGTTGGATAGAAGATGATTATTGGTTAATTCCGAAAATACTCAGAAAATACGATAGTCCGTTTACCATGGGCAAGGCCACTGAGGCCCTGAGTCAATTTGGGGAGGGCACATGGGATGTGGAGACTGGAGGCGAAGCGGGAGTTGATTCCCTTGGCAGGAAGGGGTTTTTTGGTCATGATGGGGAAGTTTTGAGGTCGTATCTTTATGATGTTGAACGAGGGCTTGCCGGAGGATCGAGAGAGAAAGAGAAAGGGCCAGGGCTATATGGTGAAAACCCTCATCTTGATTATGGGGGTGAAAACGCGGCGCTTGAGGCGGAGGCCGCCGCAAAAGATGCTAGGGCAAGGGAATCTGCAAAAGAAGAAAAGGACGTATATTCTGAGGAAGAGCTTGAGGCCATCGGAACCGATGCTCAGGAATTCGGAGAGGATATTGCAGAAGGTCCAGCCGCAGATCCATTGGTTATTGAAGCGGCCAGAAACGCGGGCAGTCTCGAAGAGTTTAAAAGCAAGTTCGACAAGCACGGAAAACTGTTTTGCCTATAGGTAAACAACATGAAAGAATGCTATACCGAAGCTGAGATACTTGCATTATATGAAAAATACGGCAAGTCATCCAGGGAACCCGAGGCGGCGAAAGGGGGAGCCCAGGAAATGCCTGGAATCGGCCTTGCTGGCCCCGTGGCAGGCAAAACTATTCCGGAAATCGCTACCCCTTCCCTACCTACGGGGAAACCCAAATTAACACTTGAACAACGCAAAATTCTCGATTTTCACTTTCATGAAGAAGCTATGAAGGCCAACGTTTCTCCGGAAGATCTCGGTCCTTTATACGAAGACGCCCTCGATAACTTTGTCCCCGGTGAAGATCACGTTATCAATAGCGGTAACCGAAAAGGAGAGGTTGTCCCCGGAGCAGATGTGGCCAAGGCGATGCGTTCGTTTATTATCAACCGGAAGGTCAATGCCTTAAAGCCAAAATCTCCGAAGGACTTCCCTCTTCCTGATAAAGAAACCGGCATGACTTCGATATCGAGATTACGGGACAGAGACCCTGACATAACCCCGGAACACCAAGCTCAGCTGGATGCCCTTGATGTCGTTGAGCGAATTTCCGGTCCCAGCATTAAGCAGGCCATAGCCGACTTGCTGCAAGATAAAACAGTTGATGAGGTTGCTAAGGATAGGGGAATCCCCCGCAACAAGGTGTCCCGCCGAAACATTCGCGCTAAAAAACTGATTTTCGATGAGTACAAGAGAATCTTAGCTAGGGCAAGGGCAGATCCGGAGACCGTTGCAAATGCCTCTAGGCGAGATGATGAACTTGAGGCTAAGAGAAGTGCCGGAGAAAAACTATCCAAGGAAGAAGCGGAAGACTTTGTTCTTGCCAAGGTGCTTAAAGCCGGAGAACAGGGAACTATTGATTTTGGATTCTTGTATGCAGCCTTTCCTCCCGAGTTCAGGAAGGCCATGGAGGACATGGGCGGGGCAATAGCGAAAATCGCAAATGAAGAAAACCTAAACAAAATCGAGGATTTCGGCTCAATGGCTTCACGCAAGGGCAGGGGAGGGTTGCAGAAAATTAAGGAGGGGCTTAGGGTCCCGGTTCGCTCAAAGCACTCGCGGGAATTGTCTGGTTATCTTTTAGAAAACGATAGGGAAGCATCCAGGGTTACAGCCGAAGCCGATAAATATTTCAAAGATTACTTTGCCCTGGAAGCGAAGGATCCGGAAAGATTTAGTAAAATAACCCAAACTCTTATTGATGAGGATCAGGCGAAAAAAAGATTCACGGAAGACGAACTTGTTAGCGAACGCGGGTACTCTCCAGGTGACCTAAGCGTTCATAAGCGTGCTCGAAGGGGAGTCTTGGCGCTTCAAAAATATGAAATGTGGCGCCACAAGAAGGCGTTGAAAGAAGAGCTGGACAAGTGGTTGGCAAAAGAAGACCCCGATGTAAGGGACGAAGCAAGTCGCCTTATCTCCGAAGGACGCAATGACCCGGCCAGAGCAAGAGACTTAATAAAAGAGGCGGCTTCCCTAAAAAAGGGCGAACCCGACACTAGGCTTTTCGATACAAACAAACGGGCTACCGTCATCGCCGGAGAACACTTGGCAGGCCTTTCCAAGGTGGGCTCGTCTTACATGGGAAATCCGGGATACCTGCCTCACCTGAGGCACGGGCGGTACATGATGGAGATAAAGGGGGTCCCGGTCGAGCAAGACCCAAACCTTGCGGGCATTGAGGAAGAACCTAGGGCGATCACCATCGATGCCGAGATGTTTGATGAACTCAGCCAGACCAGGAGATTCGCTGAAAAATATCACGTTGGCGAGGTCGTTGAATTTCCAAGACCGAAGGACGGCGTACCGACCGAGTATGAGATAACAAGCATAACCGATCCGAAGAAGCCAAAGGACATGACGACCCTGAATGTCCCCGAGGAAGGCTTCATGCGGGCTGTTAACGCCTTCCCTATCTATGAGAAAACGCTTGCCAAGCACATGTCCGACGAAGAGATTAAGCATATACGGCAAGTCCTCTCTGACGAAACGCTGCGATTCTTTGCCCAGGGGAGGCTTGCCAAGAGAAAAAACATAGCCGGCTGGTCTCAGGATATTCCGAGATCATTAAAACAATTCTCGGCTTCGTTTCCTCATGCCATAAATAGGCGCTACTCTATCCCCAAGGCCCAAGAGATTATTGAAAAACTTCCGACCGAGGATGCCCCCTACTCCCAAGACCTACTTGAATATTGGCGAGGCACGAAGGACAAGGAAGGCCCGGTAAACCAAGCGATCAGGTCTGCTATTTACAACTGGTATCTTGGGCTCAAGCCAGCCTTTTATCTCCTGAACTCGTCACAACCACTTTCTACAACCTTTCCCGTACTGGTGTCTTTGGTTGGGTACAAAAAAGCAGCGGCCATCTTTGGTTCAACGTCTAAGAAGTTGACTAGGATTATCGCGGACTTTACGGTTGCCTTTAAGAAAGACCGCCATGCGCAGCTCCTTGATATTACCAAGAACGCTCCGTATCTTTCCATTGCAGAGAAGAGAACCATTGAGCGCATGGCTTCGGGCGGATCAATCGGAGCATCGAGGACAAGAGAAATAATCGGCAAGAGCGATATTTCCAAGGTGTTGAATATATTCGGAGAGCTTTCCGAGAAACAGAACAGGGTGTTTACGGCCATTGCCGGAGTTCACCTTGCTAAAACTAAGGGAGCAAAGATACAGGAAGCGATGGCCATTGCCGATGACTTAAACGACAAGACTCAGTTTGTTTATAGTAAGGCGAACCGCATGAAAATAGCCAGGGGGTGGTTGGCCCCGGTTACCATGTTTAAATCGTACTTCATGAACTTTTGGAGCCTCCAGCATGAGCTTCTTCAAACGGCATCTGTATTCAAGTCTTCGGGTCCGGATCAAGCTGGCCGCCCTCTTCTGGGCAGCCGTGACGGCGTTGGCGGAGTTGCCCCAAAACATAATTCGTTCGGACTATCTACCGCAATCTTGATAGCCCTGGGCGGGGTAGCGACCATTCCTGGGTATGAGTACCTGAAGGAACTAATACCAAGGCTCCTCCGGGCTACGGGAATTATAAGCGACGACGAGCCTATCGAAAAGCAGATATACGATGCCGAGAAGGCAATAGAGAAACACGACCTATCCAGGATTTTGCTTAACGGAATACCTTCGCTTGCCAACGTATCTGGAACCATGTTCGGTTCCGGGGATCCGTTTGGCATCGCCGGCTTACAGATAGTCAAATCAATCGGCCGGACGGTTCGCGGAATGTCTTCGGACGCTGGAGCTGATTGGCTTGAGCGTTTTGCCAGGGTCGCGCCAACCGAAGCTAAGCGATTAATTAGGCTTTATCAGCTGGTCGTTAAAAAGAAATTTGCGACCGATGAATATGGAAGATTGAAAATAACAGATGAAGACCTCAAGCGTTTTCCGGAACCTCATAGGGAGTGGGCCAAGAAAGCAACGGCAGCTCTTCCTAAGCCGAGCGACGTTGGCGCATGGGAAAAAATTCTTATGGCAATGGGTTTCCAAACGGAATCCAATAGGAAGTATTCGGTAGGCACCTATGCCATAAAATCAGTAGGGAAGTCTGTCCTCTCCGACAAGGGCGGGATGAATCGGGAAATCGGAAAACTCATTGCAAGCAGTTCCAATGAGGTCCTTGCGGGACGCTTTAAACGCATGACCCCAAGGGTTCTGGAATATAATTTCTCTGGTATCTTAAACAGGTTACCCCCGGATATAAGAAAGGAAATACTAAACATTAAGGCTGAATCAAAACGGACGGGGATAGCAATAAACTATTCTTCGATCTTATCAAATATCAAGGAATTCATCGACCAGGGAAATTACCAAATAAGGAGCAACTATGGATCTCGGCGCAAAAGAGTTAGATAAATTGTTTTGTCTGTACGGCAAGAAATACGGCATCAAGAAGCTTCTGCTCAAGGCCGTTGCGACCGCTGAGTCTGCCATGAACCAGACTGCCTACCGTTTCGAGAAAGGCTTCTGGGACAAGTACCTGAAGGACAACCCTGAGTGGATGTATCAGGACCAGTCGATCGTGTCGGCAAGTTATGGATTATTCCAGTTGATGTGGACTACGGCCTGGGGCCTTGGCTTCCGGGGGACACAGGAAGACTTATGGAATCCCGTCTTCAACGTAGAGCTGGGGGCCAAGCTTCTCCGTCAACTTATCGACAAGGTACGAACGAAGCTAGCATGGACGGGTAATCGCTTGTGGGATATGGAGATTGCTCTAGCCTGTTACAATGGAGGGACGGCAGGAAATCCCGACATTAAGGGCAACCTGAGAACACAGAAATACGTTGACCGCGTGATGAACATTTATTACGAATTGAAGAAAAAAGAAAGCGAGTGCCCGGATGAAGCTTAAGAACCAACTCGATTCCACGAGATTCTTTTATGTTCAGGAGGGGCTTGCGGTGGGCGTTCTTGGAGCTATTGCCAAGACCTTTCTTCCGACCTTTCCTGTCCTTGAACTCTATGGTTTTGTTGCACCGATTATAGCCATTGCCTTTGGACTTAAAACCTGGGGTAGCCTCAAAGAGAATGGCATTAAACCAAAGGATAACGAACTTCCTATCCGGTAAAAGGAGAAAACATGAAAAAAGCAATACCGTGGATTCTCTTGGGAATCGTCGGCGTATTCTTTCTGTCAGACCATGCCGGAAATAAGAACAGTCTCAAAAAGATTGAGAGAGAATACCTGGATTATAAAAACATTCAAACGGCGAATGTCTCCATGCTGAACAAAAAGATCGACGAGAAGGAAGGGAAGATCTCTGAACTCAACGGCGCAATGGACTCGGCGAATACCGTCATCGCAAACCTTGAGGATAAGGTTGCCGGGAAGGACAATGACCTCGCGGCCCTTAGAAAGAAGTGGGGAGCGTTTAGCCTTGAGTGTCAGACAAACTTACGTGAGCTTGACTCGGTATGGACCGGGAAATTCGGCTTGGCCCAGGACGAAATAGCTGAATACAAGAGGCAGGTGAAACTTGCCGACGAGAGGGATATTTACAGAGTGGGGCAGATACTTGACCTGCGGAAAATTATAGAGGCGAAGGATCTTCAGCTGGTCGCTTGCGAGAAAACCTCTTCTGAAGTTGCCCTACTATATCTGAAAGCACAGCGATTGAGTCGTCTGAAAACCTGGGCTGCGGCGGGATTGGTTGCCGTAGGTTTCCTTCTGGGAAATCTGTAGTCAGTTTCCCCTTACGAATTTCGGAAAATTTTTCAAAAGTTCGAGTTTCGTTAAGTGACCACACTACAACCCTTCTGCCTGCCATCTTCTGCCAGACATTAACGTCGGAATGCCTCAGGCTCCACGGTATTGCAACCAATTCCTTGAACTTTCGTCCTATTGAACTATCACACGTACACTGAATAAACGTGGGTTTGATATGTGGAGAAATAGCTATCAGATCAATACAGCCAAATATGTCGTTTCTTTTAGAGACCCATATCTCTCTAGCGCCTACCTTGATTCTTGACGCAACCGATACTTGGCGATGAACGACGCTACCTGGGACGTTCTTCAAAATCCAAGACTCACACCATTTCTCAAAAACATTTCCCGTTGCACGCTTACTCATTTCTTCCCCTTGTAATCGGCGATGGCCTTTTTTAATCTAGTAACAAAGTGCAGGTTCGCAAAACCCCAATATCCTTCCGAAAGGGAAGAGACCGCCTCACATAACTTGTCCGCCTTGGTAATTTTGGCATCATATTCTATTCGAACGTGATCGCTTATAATTTTGGCCGCGCTAAACGACACCCCCAAGTCCGACGCTAGCTTCATCAGACTCTTCTCGCTCATAGCTTCTCCTTCCCCTTGTACTCGGCGATGGCCTGCTTGATGATGGCGTGAAGTTCCCGCAATGCGTTCTGAAGATATTCTTCGGAAGCGGTAATGGCGACAAACCAAAGTCCCTCATCCATCGCTTGAATGTTTATCTTCCGCTGCGCCGCTTCGATTAGCGACTCCCATTTAGGCCAATCTTCGAGTACGCGGATGGCGGCTTGTATGTCCCCATAAAATTCTTTAGACGTTGGCTTCAATGCATAATATCTTTCCTGCCACCCAATATCTTCTGCAGTCGGAAGACAAGGTAGCTCTCCCTCAAGAGTTACTATCGCCGCGTCGAATTTAGCTGTCTTGGGCATAGCTTCCCTCCTGATGATGATGACATGATGGCTATAAGTTCTTTTGAATCGACTCGGATCGCACCAAATAAAATGGCCCTATATGCAGCTCGATTCGTAGTCAAGTCATAGTGTGGATGTTCGCGCTTTTTGTTTTGAAACCAAGATTTCGGGAACCGCATTTTTTTAGCGAACGCGTGGAGTTCATCCAACGAATCAGCTATTAAATGGACCCCATCCGTATAAACACTCATGATTTCTCCTTGCCGCTACGGCTTCATCCTCGGTTCCATGCTTGACTGCGAGTGATCTTTCCGGCTTTCTTCGCGCCGCGCTTGATTTTTTTCAACTCTGCCTGAACTTCTGCGAGAGTCATCTCGCCACTCGATAATTTCCGCATAAGTTCTATGCGAACTTCCTGGCTGTCGGCGATGCTCCCTTCTTTCTCAGCCTGTTGGATGGCGGTTCTCTTCCGGAGAACTGATTCAAAAGATTCGCTCATTTCTTCTCCTTCTCCGGCTCCGGCCCCGGCAGGGCTTCGAGGAGGGTCGTTATTTCTTTATCTGCCCTGTTATAGTTTTCGAGATTGTGATCTTCTTTATAGGGGGCCATCATCTCGACATGATCTCGACCTTGCGAAAACGCCTCATCTATATTCCACAGAGCATTCTCTTTATCCACCTTCCCCGCCGCTTCGAGTACGCGGATGGCGGCCCTGATGTCATTCGTTTTGGCTTTTATTTTAATTATGTCGCCATCTTCTGCGCCCGTGTATCTTTGAATTCTCTCGCAATCTTCTAGTGCATCAATCCAAGATTGAAGTTTCTGCTGTAATGTAAATATCGCTGCATCGAACGGCCTCGTGTCGCTCATCTACCCCTCCTTCTCCCAAATAACCCCCGTTCCACTACAGGCTGGACATGGATAAGGGCTCGAATCCGAGGCTGTCCAACTCGCCTGATCACCCGCTATATATGGTGGTTTACTTACTGTCCCCTGTCCATTACATACTGGACATTTGTACGGTTCGCTCATCTACTCCTCCTTGCCGTCATGTCGACCGGGCTTCCTCGTGGGCGGTTTCTCCTTTGCCTTACATAGGGCGGCCATCCGTTCGTGATACGCAATTTCTTCCCGTATCCTTTTTGCCGCGCGGAGATGGTATCCTGCATTCCAAGCGAAGGATTTGATCTTGTTATTTTTGATATATGCGGCCTGCGTCTCTTGGTCTTTAATTTCTTGTTCGCATAGTTTAACAGACCCAGCCAATGCCTCCGCCTCCGTCTCAAAAGCTATATCTTGTCTATAAACATAACCTCCAGAACCGTAATACATTACTTCCATAGATTTCCCTTCTCTGATTTCGCGCTCAATAATTGTCACTTGTTGGACGGATGGTTCAATCCTGTATTCCGTTGTCCATCCACGCGGTCCATCGAATCCTAATCCGCAATATGAACAGGGAGTTTTGACCTCTTCATCGTTTCCGAGGATTACGATTACAAACAACTTCCCGAAGCAAACCGGGCATGTGTCATGGAATTCCTGCCTTCCGTGCGAAGCGATCCATATTGTTTCTCCGATATTAAATATCTTAGTCGTATCGCTCATCTAGTCCTCCTTCCCGTTCCCGAACACCAACTCTTTGACTATGTCCCCGATAATCCGCGAACGCTCCGGCCTGTCCTCCGGGCTTGCCTCGGGCTGATCGGCCTTCGAGAATGCCGCCTCCAGCTTCTCCTTCGTTGCCTTCGCCGCCGCGTCCATGCCCGCAAAGGTCGCCGTGTCCGTCTGCCCGTAGATACGTGCTTCCTTTTCCGTGTACTCCGCCGCACCCATGACCCCAATGGTCGTTCTGTCCGTCCACCCCTCCAGCAGGCGTCGGGCCAACTCCAGCTTTTCCTCTTCCCAATCCTTATCCCGTTCGTCCAGCTCCCCGGTCCCGCCACACGTCAGGCACAGGCGCAACTTCTCAAGGTCGGGGTCGTTCGGGACGTAGCCCGTTCCGCGACAGTCCTGACAAGCTTCGCTCATTTTGCCCTCCTGTTCCATGTGGCACGCATCTTTAATCCAGTATCCCCGTATTTCTTCTCTACGTTTCCGGTTCTCTTATTCCATTCCGCTATGGCATCTTCCTTTTTGATGTGCCCTTCAGTAGAAAGACTACAGACATCAATGGCGACATACTTCCAGGCACCCAAATTTTTACTTTGCATAACAAAACCGGGCACCTTGCCGCAGAACGGACACGGTTTTAATTTAGCTTCGCTCATTCAATCCTCCTTCTCATACGGGATTAGCTTAAACATCATCCGCCGCATCGTCGATATCATCTTGGCAACGTGATGTCCTGAATGTCCGATTGGTGTCCGGTTCGGCTCATGGGCCTGCTCGTGCCGGCCACGGAAGCGCACCGGATCGCCGTGCTGCTTAGGCATGCTTGACCGAGGGCGCGGGTGTATCATTTCTTTAACCGCTCCAGGAAGTCGTCGGCCTCCTTGAGTTTTTCCCGCCCCTCTTCCAGTGCCTTAGTAAACAACGCAACCTTTCTCTCGCCCTCTGCAATGTCGGCAATCAAGACCTTCTGATACTCCACTAACTTTTTAATCGATACTTGAAGATCGTCAAAGTCGCTCATGCCTAGTCCTCCACCGTGATGGTGATGCGCCGGACGCGATAGCCCAAGGAGTAAAGATCGACCCATGGTATTGATCCCTTACATGTGCCCATGCAGATTGCCTCGGTTTTTCGGGGCCATACTGTATGCCAATCTATTGAACCATCTCGAAAGAACACCGCCCACGCCTTGATTGTCATTTAGTCCCCCGTGCTGGGCTTTCCCTTGAGATCGACGCCTTCAAGCTGCTTGCCGTCCGCTAGGCCCCTCAAGGTTGATTGCCAGAACCTTGTCTCACCTATGCTCGCAAGCAACTCTTCCTTGGCCGCGTCCAGCTTGTTATTGAGCCGGGCGATCTCGGGTTTGTAGTACCCACCGGCTATCGCCCAGCCTGCCCAGAGCCCCAGCATGAGAACGACCAGGCCCCCAGCCGCGACGAGCATCGCCCATACGTCCGACGGAAGCTTGATCTTAATGCCCCTCACTTGATTGCTCCAAGCTTCTTGGCAACCTCCCTGGCAAGTTGCCGCTGTAGGTCGGCGTTTTCCGCCCTCAGTTTAAGATATGCCACCTCGCACTTCCGCCACAGTTTCTCGAAGTTGTCCTCCTTGCCCAGCCTGTAGTACGTGAAGCACAGCAGGACAAATAGCGCCACCAAAGCTCCAAGAACAAAGTAACTAATCATGATTTTCCTCCTTCGATATTAAAATGGGACCTCATCTTCGTCCCCTGTCTTCTCAAACATGCTCGCCTGAACCTGACTGAGCTTTTCTTCTATCAGGCGCTTAATGCTGTCGGGGGGAACGATCCGCTTCCCCTCGCCTTCCTTCCTAAGTCTGGCCTCCACCCGAACGAGCATTTTATCGAGCTCTGCTCGCTTGTTTGCCATCCACAGGCCATGCTCAACCTCGGTAAGCTCCCAGAATCCTGCCGGGTTCCTCTCTTGTATCCCACAGACGGGTGGGCCGCCCATGGACGAAGGGAGCATAGAGAGGGCTCGCTCTACCCGTTCCTCGCGTTTATTGTCACCGGATACGCTCCATGCGGCCCGACGATACTTCCCCTTGTCACATACACAGAAGTGCGCCTGGTCGTCCTGCTCCAGATAAAACCCCGAATTGCCGCATTGCTGGCAATAATCCAGTTCTTTTGTGTCATGGGGTTGATCGGCTCCGCCCTCCGGCCCCTCGGTCATTCTGGAAATAGCCGATTTAATTGTTGCCAAGCATGGGAACGATTCCGCAGGAAACGGCTTAAATGTTTCCATGACATCTTCGACCGCATCACCAAAAACCACCGAATCAACCCTGAAAAGTGACCTAAAGTAGTCGTTACGGATCCCTTCCCTAAGCCGTTCGTTCCTATTAAACATCCGCTCCAGCCTGGATATGCCTCCGTCAAACTCTGTCTTTGTCATCTGCCTCTCCTGCTTCCCAAGGCTTTTTCTTCTCTCGTGGATCGACCGGAAGGTCCGGGTTGTTCATGGCTTGCTCAAGCCAGGATCGGCCCTCATCCCCTTTCTTCTGTTCATTCAGGTATCCCTCAAACTTATTCCCAAACAACGTCTCGGGGCGAATGAAAGCGCACATCTTAGGGTCGTTCTCCCATGCGGAAACTTTAATGTCGATGACCTTCTTGAAGTCCTGAACAGTACGCCCCTCGGCTATTCGGGCAGAAATATGGCTCCTCGTTGCTTTTATCTTTGGGGAAAACTTCTTCCCCGACTTCAGGTTTAGGTAATCAATGACCTGCTCTATTGTCCCTTCTTCCAACCCTACGATGATCGTGGCTTCTTTCTTTGTCTTTAGGTTATTATTAATACTATTACTAATACCATTACCATATCCATATCCAAAGGGAGCTAGGACTTTGCTACCCCCTTTGCTATCGCTTTGCTTTAAGTTTGCTACGCCTTTGCTTCGTGCCAGACCCCCCAATCTTCCACATTCAGACCTAATTCTTGACTTTTCTGAATCTCTTACCATTCTCCGGTTATATATAATACAATCAGCATCTTCAGAGAACACTTCATGCTTTCTAAGTTCATTTAAAAGCTGATCTACATAAGCATCTGTTTCTCCTACTAGCTTTGCTAGAGTTTTGCTATCCATTTGCTTGACTCCATCTAAGAGGTAGCCTCGTTTGCTAGAACTTGCCATCATGGAAAGCATGTTAATCCATAGTCCCTGGGCTGCCAAACAGCATGCCTGAAGACCAACGTCTGCTCTCCAGTCGGCCCAAAACCACATGGTCCAAGGTTGCTTGTCTTCACGCCCATTGTTCATGTTTATCTACCCACCGTTAGCGTTAAAGAACCGTTAAGTAACGGTTGTTTAACCGTTAAGCAACCGTTAATAGGAAATGAAAAAGGCCCCGTCAATCGCTGGTGGACAAGATGAGCGGAACGCCCAGGTTGACAGACGAAGGCGGAGCCTTTATTTACTTGGTTCATTCTTCTTGTCCACGTTCTTATCTTATCCCTGCCTGAAGTTAAAGTCAAGCTTTTTCTTAAAATAACCGCCGGGGCAACCGCTCCCACGAGGAGGGGGTGAAAAATATATAGGAAGCGTCGCCCCGGCGGGGAATATTGTAGGAAAAGGCCCAGCCGGGAACGGACGTTGCCGTGCCGCTCCTTGTTTTGCACCACCTTGTGCATGGACAGCCGGGCCTTGTTTCATGGCTTGAATAAATCGGTGTCGGTCTGGTCTTCAGCCAACTTTGCTCCCAGCTTGTCACGGTAATAAGCGATAGCCTTCTTGTATTCCGCTTCTTCTTTCAGGGCGTTGACACGAGCCAGCTCTGTAGACGGGATAATCACGCCGGCCTGCGAACACGAAGCCATGATCCCGGCAAGTTCGTCCCGGAGAACGGCAAGTTGGCTATAGCCGGGGAAGTCAGCGTCTTTCCCTCCCGGCAACTCGTCAACGGTTGACGCGCCGGCCTTGGCTCCATGGATACGCTTGTCTGTTTTTGTGGTAGGCTTTTCTTCGTTGGCTGGAGCTGGTTGCGCCGCCTCCTCCGATGAAGGTTCCGGCTCTTTCTCGGCCTTATTCTGTATCGGTTCGTAGGCGTCTCCATAGATGTCCTCAATGTCCTGCGTGAATAGATCGCTCAGCCGTCCAACCGACAGGGCTGCATCTACCAGGGCTCGTTTCTTGGCCATCTTTAAAAACGTATTGACCTGGTCGAAAATGTCCGGCGAAGGAACCTTGAACATGGTTGTGTCAACCGCAATCTCTTGTCCCCAATAAAGTTTTTTGGTTTTGGTTTCCTTTTGGACATGTTTTGCCCGACCCCCTTGAATCTCTTTGTCAAAAAGAAGCCAATGTTCCTTGGGCTTACCGTATTTGCCTTCCGTTTCTCGCTTTTCAAGGGCGAAGTCGAACTCGAACATCGTCTGCTTGCCGCCCATAGACTCAAGCGTTTCCTTGTTCAGGTTTCTTGAGACTTGGTCTTCCCTGATCCACCGGAAAGCATATTTCTTCTCCAACGAGTTGCACGACCCCATGCCGGAACTGACCGGAACCCCCGCAGCGATATCGCTCAAAATGCATTCAACTTGATAGTAGAAAAACGGTTTGTCCCAATCCTCAACGGATTTTAGGATCGTGTAGTGGTCGTACAGGTTCAAGAGCTTGGCTATCTTTTCCGCCCCCGGCTTGAGGAGTGTCGGTTTCGGAGTGCCGGGGATCGTCCCAAAATCATGTCCGTCTATCATGCTTTCCTTGACGACACGCTGGAATTCCCTAATAGCCATGAGCTTGCTTGCGGCGTCTCTTGCCGAAAGGTCGATTGCCGTGATCGTTTCCTTTCGGACGATAAGAGCGTTTGGTTTTTCGTCACTCATTCTTTTTCTCCTTTTTTGCTTTCTTGATTGCTTGGCGGGCCTCTTTCTTTTTTACCTTAAATTCTTTGTATGCTTGATGAATTTGAAGGCACGAAAGAAATATAGCCTCCATGTCTCCCCATTCCTGGAGAGTTTTTACCGCATAGTCTAGGCTCTCCGCCCTGGGGGCACTAACTAACATGAGTTGATTAACTGGTCGCCCGGATTCAATTATTGAAAGGGCGTAACCGGCTAGCTGTGCCCACATATCATCGTACAACTCGTTGCCAGTCTTGAAATCAAGAACGGTCCAGGTGCCGTTTACTTTTCCGTAAAAGTCCGGTGTTCCCCCAAACCCCATCATTTCAGAGATCGTTGCCGTTTCCAAAACAAATTCTTCCAGATTGTACCCTCCCTTCATCCAACTAAACGCCGACAGGGCCGCGTTCTCTGCCGCGTCAACCTGGTTGGGAGTAAAGTCCTTGAGGTATTCGTCTCTTAATGGGACACGGGAGAGTTCTGTCATAATCATGGCATGGGCGAGGGTTCCGATTGCGGCTTTTTCTTCCCAAACCTTTTTGTAGTCTTTTCCCTCGGTTCCCAGCTTCCATGCCGCATAGGTAAATGCTTCTCCGGAACTATTCCATATCCGAGTAAGCGTTGTTACCCCGGGAACCTGCGTCCCGTCTGCTTTGAAATAAGGCCGATGAACCTTATCCCTTGCCATTTGCCACCTTCTTTGGCTTCCTGTCCCACTTGTAGCTCTTACAGATAGGGCATACCTCAGGACGCCTCATATACCTTGGAATCCATTGATGTCCGCACCGATAACAGGTGTAATAAGGAACCTTGATCGTTTTCATCTTTGCCTCCACTTCTATAATACGTATAACTTATGTGAAAGTCAAGGTTTATTTTATTTTTTATTTGATCTTTTTTATTTGATTTTCTTGCCTTGCCGTCCACGGTGGTCGGTTCGCGGGCCGGCGGCGGGCCGAGGCGGCAAGTTGTTGGTTTGGGACGTTTTCCGGGGTTTGCACACTCTAAGTGAGGAGGTACAAAGTACCATGATTGAAAAAAAGTTCGTTTCGGGCGGCCGGTGCGTAAACTGCGGCCATGGCATGATCTTCTCTTATGAGGAGAGGATCGAGGGGCTCTTTCATCTCGGAGACCTTGTTTGTGTCGCGTGCGGCGTGAGTCAATTCCAGCGGTGCCTTGATGTCAAGCTGCCGGAAGTGGCGCCGGACTTCGGGCCGTTGTTTGGGGGTGCAAAGTGACGCCTTCAAAACTAAAGCTGGCCTTAAAGGTGGCAATCAAGGCGCGGCGCCCGGTGATGATTTGGGGATCTCCGGGCGTTGGGAAAAGTGCGGTTGTCCGGCAAGTGGCGGCTGACCTTGGGCTGCCTTGTCAAGATGAAAGGGTTTCGGATCGGGATCCTGTCGATTTCCGGGGCCTTCCTCATGTCGTGGACGGCGTGACGCTTTGGACGTTGCCGGGGTTCCTTCCGGTGTCCGGGTCCGGGATTCTCTTCCTAGACGAGCTAAGCGCCGCGCCTCCGGCAATTCAGGCGGTCGCGTATCAACTGATACTGGATCGGCGGCTGGGTGATTACAGGCTGCCGGAGGGTTGGTCAATCTTGGCGGCGGGCAATCTGGAAAGCGATCGGGCGGTTGTTTCCCGCATGTCGTCCGCTCTGGCCAATAGGTTTGTCCATCTGTCCTTCGATGTCGATCTTAACGACTGGGTCGGCTGGGCTCTTGATAATGGGATACGTCCCGAGATTGTCGCGTTCCTTCGGTTTCGTCCGGAGCTTCTCTTTTCCTTCGATGCGGCGCGGGGTGAAAAGTCTTTCCCTTCGCCTAGAACTTGGGAATTCGTTTCTGACCTTATGCGGGCCGATGGTCAAGCTTGTGAAGCGGAGCTAATTCAAGGGGCGGTCGGTGAGGGGGCCGGGGTGGAATTTCTGGGATTCCTTCGAACGTTCCGGGACCTGCCGGATATCGACGGGATTATTAAGGATCCGGCGGGGTCAATAGTTCCATCCGGTCCGGCGGCTCTGTATGCGGTGTGTTCGGCTCTGGCGCGGCGGGTGTCGTCGGTTACGTTCGGGGCGGTGATGGCCTATACCGGGCGGCTGGCTGGCGAATACCAGGCGCTATTTGTAAAGGACGCTCTCCGGATTCATCCGTGGACTGATTCTCACGGGGCGTTTATCGACTGGGCGGTAAAAAATTCTTGGCTGTTGAAAGGATAGGAAAATGAATTTATCTGACAAAGCAATGCTGGTCAATCTGTCAATTTCTGCATGGTCCGGGCGTAAGCTTGATAGGAAAATTACGGGTGAAGTTACGGCTGCCCATGGGGCGGATCGTGATGCGGGCCGGTGGAATAAGAATTTGGTTCTCGGGTCGGCGTTAGACGAAGTGAAAAAGGCTGCCGGGGATTCGAGGACGTTCCACTACTTTAACTCTCTGCCGTGGACTGATGACGGGTCAAGGATACTGACGGCGGCGTTATTCCTCAAGTATTCGGGTGAGATAGGCAAGCTCGAACGGGCGTTTAACCTGGCGGTTGACAAGTTCATCCAGGGCTATTCTCTGGTAATTGATAACGCTCGGATCTCGCTCGGGGATATGTTTAACGAGTCGGATTATCCTTCCGAGTCTGAAGTCCGGGGCAAGTTCTCTTTCCAGGTCAAGTTCCTGCCGTTGCCATCCGGGGATGATTTCAGGGTTGACTTGTCGGCTGGGGACGTGGCGCGGATAAAGGCTGATATTGAGTGCCAGCTTCAAGCGGCGACAAGTGCGGCGATGACTGACCTTTGGAGTCGGCTGCATGGTGCGGTCCGGGCGATGGCTGACAAGCTCAAGGACGGGGACGCGATTTTCAGGGATTCGCTTGTCGGCAATATCAAAGAGCTTGTCGATATACTTCCGGCCTTGAACCTGACGGGGGACGCGGCCTTAACGGCTGCCGTTGTCGAGGTCAAGAACCGGCTGGCGTGCTATTCACCTGACGTCCTTCGGTTTCATGAAATTGAGCGGTCTCAGGTGGCGGCGGCTGCTGACGAAATAGCCCGGAAAATGTCCGGCTATTGTGGCGGCGTGCTATGACACTGGAAGAGCGGATAAAGCGGGCGCGGGTTCAATTGGTATTGAGGGAGCCGTTCTTCGGTCGGCTGGTGTTGCGCTTGGACATGGTAGAGGATCTAAAGGCGGATACTATTTGGACTGACGGGCGGCGGATCGGATACCGTCCGGATTTTGTCAATGGGCTAACGGATCTCGAGCTTCAAGGGACGTTGGTCCATGAGGTGATGCATTGTGCTAACTTACATCCATATAGGCGTGAAAGTCGGGATCCTAAAAAGTGGAATATCGCTTGTGACTTGGCTATTAACGGGCTGGTCCTTCAAGCGGGGTTCGCGTTGCCGTCCGGCGTGCTACATGATAGCAAGCTAGACGGTCAAGCGGCTGAGCGGATTTATCTCGGGCTGCCGGATCAGGATCCTCAAGCGGGCGGCGCCGGTTCGTTCGACGAAGTGCGGGACGGTGGCGGGGAGGGCGGGTTCGGTCAAGCTCCAAGGGCGGGCGGGTCAAGTGAGGATATTCAGGCGGCTGCGGAAGAGTGGCGCGGCGCGGTCGTCCAGGCTGCCGGCGCGGCTGCCGGCAAGCTGCCGGCGGGCTTCGATAGGCTGATAAAGCGTATCCGGCGGGGTCGCGTAGACTGGCGGGCGGTCCTGCGGCAGTTCCTCAATCAAGTGCGGGCGTGCGATTATACTTGGTCGCGTCCATCCAGGCGGCATATATCAAGCGGCCTTATTCTCCCTTCCATGCGGTCTATTGAGTGCGGGCTGGTAGTGTTCGCGTTCGATACGTCCGGAAGTATGTGTCAATCAATTCTAGATAAGGCATGGGCCGAGTGCGTGAGTGCGCTGGAGGACGTCCGTCCGGAAGCTTACTTGATAGCGTGTGATTCTAAAGTTCAACGGATCGAACATATTGAGGGCGGGGATCCTCTACCTGACAAGCTAAACCTGCCGGGTGGCGGGGGGACTGACTTCCGTCCGGTGTTCGATAGGATCGCGACTGACGGGCTGCTTCCGGCTGTCGTCGTGTACTTCACTGACTTGGACGGGTGTTTCCCTTCGTTCATGCCGGGCTATCCGGTGCTTTGGATTACTGACGACGACAAGACACTAGCGCCGTTCGGGCTGACGCTGCCGGTGCTTTCATGATGGACTTGGCTGTTGTCCTTTGGGTCGCTTTCTGGATTTGGCTATTCGGTCGGCGGGGTCGGCGGTGAGAGTTCCAAGGCGGGCGATAGCTGCGGCCGTTGCGGCTGAGATAGAGCAGGGGAATCTATTTGAAGCGGCTGAGACTTTTGCGTGGCGGAAAGAGTGGCCTTCAAAGACTGAGCCTTGGCGGGCATATTCAGCAATGGGGCGGGTAGCGGCTGAGTTCGGTGTCAATCCGCTAGCGCTGCGGCGCGTCCTTCGAGGGCGGCGATATATTCGAGGGCTCAAGTGAGTGCGTCAAGGCGTGATATAGCGGCTGCCGTTGCGGCTGAGATAGAGCAGGGGCCTATGTGGCAAGCGGCGAATTTTTATAAAGAAACGTCCGAGGACTGTTTGGCGAGAGCTTATCTTTGGCCCACGTCAACGGTGGCGCGGCTTTTCCATGTCCATGTCCAGGATCTCGAGCGCGTCCTCCGAGGGCGTAAGGCGTCCAGGTCCTAGCGCCCTTCAAGCGGGGGTCCTCAAGCTGAGGGCTCCCGCTCTCGCCTCCAAATAATCCCACAATCTACCGGCTAACCGGCCATTCTCTTAATTACAGATCAAGATAGATGTACAGTTCTTTAATCTTCTCTTCTCTTTTACTCTGCAGGGGGGATATAAGGGGGGAGAGTATGAGAGG